CGGTTTCTGACGTCATGTACGGGATCCCACACCCGGAAACCCTTGCAGCGTAAGGGTTTCCCGAGGTCGTCCGGTTTGGGGTCAACCCGAGAAACGCTATCCACATGGTTATCCCCATGCTGTGGACAGAGTGAGATCACGCTACGTGGTGAAGCTCGTTTGACCGGAAGGGTGATCGTGATGCCAGGACCGCTCCCCGAGGTCAACAAGCGTCGGCGTAACTCGCCGACGATCCCGACGACATCGCTCCCCGTCTCCGGCTTCGATGGCGACATCCCTGACGCTCCGAGCGGCTACGACCTGGGGACGCAGGGCCGTCAGTGGTGGGCGTGGGCGTGGCGTACTCCGCAGGCCGCCGCGTGGTCGGCTGGCGATCTCTACGTGCTGGCTCGTCGTGCTTCGATCGAGGACGACATCAAAGCCATCAACGCTGCTGAGATGTCGGTCGACTTCGAACTACTCGCCGACGTCGAGGGCGTCAAGGAGATCGCACAGCAGTTCCAGCGCTTGAAGGGCATTGTGTCCGGTCGCCTGGCAATCTTGAGAGAGGCACGCGACCTCGATGACCGTCTCGGTTTGACGCCGAAGGGTCTGGCTGCGTTGCGCTGGAAGATCGTGGCCGACAAGTCCGATGCGAAGTCGGCGCCGACCGATGGCGATGGTGGCGGTAAGGGCAATAGCTATGGTCACCTGAAGTCGGCGGGCTGATGCCGTGGCGCGGTCCGCAGCACGATAACGATTTCCCGTCGATCGGTTGGGCGCTGCTCGACTGGTTCGATGTGTTGCCGTCGCCGCGTGATCCGTCGAAGAAGCTGAGGTTCACCGACGAGCAGGCGATGCAGATCGTCAACTGGTTCGCTGTTGATCCGACGACGAGCAAGCTGGTCTACAACCGTGGGTATTCGCGCCGGTCGAAGGGCTGGGGGAAGTCACCGATCGAGGCTGCAAAGGTCATTGCCGAGTTGGCGGGTCCGGTCCGGTTCGACGGGTGGGACGCTGACGGCGAGCCTGTGGGGCGGCCGTGGGGTGGTCCTGGCGATCCGCAGCCGTGGGTTCAGGTCGGCGCAGTCTCCGAGGATCAGACAGATAACACGTGGTCGGTGGTCTACTACTTCCTGACCGAGAACGATGGGGCCGCTGCCGACGAGTTGAAGATCGATCCCGGTCTGACCCGGTGCTACCTACGTGACCGTCCTGGTGCCAAGCTGGAGCCGGTCACCGCTTCGGCCGGCTCCCGTGAGGGTCAGCCGATCACGTACGGCGCTCTCGACGAAACCCATCTGTGGACGCCGCGCAATGGTGGCGTCAAGCTGGCCAGGGTGATGCGCAACAACGCTGCGAAGATGGGCGGCCGCACCTACGAGACAACGAACTCATTCGAGCGTGGCGAGAAGACGGTCGCAGAGAACTCGTTCAAGGCGGTACAGAACGGTCACCCCGGCATCTTTGCCGACGAGGTCGAAGCGCCAGCCGAGATCAACGGTTTACCGGTCGATGTTGAGGCGTCCGACGAGGTGCTGCTCGCAGCGTTAAAGGCGGCGTACGGCGATGCGTCGTGGGTTGATCCTGGCCGCCTAGTCGAGCACGTGCGGGACCCTGACACGCCGTGGTCTGACTCGGCCCGCTTCTTTTTCAACTGGAACCAGGACGCTATCCTCGAAGGCGATGTCGGCCCGATCGATCTGGGTTCGTGGGATTCGCTGACCGAAGCCGAATCAACGCCGCTGCCCGAGGGTGTCCGGTGGGCGCTCGATGTTGCGCATGACCGTTCATGGTCGACGATCGGCCTCGCTGGGAAGCGCGCTGACGGTTTGGTGCATGTGGAGATCACGACGGCGCAGCCCGGCACCGGTTGGGTTGCGGCCCGTGCAAAGCAGATCCAAGACAAGCTCGGCGGTACGCCGTTGACGGTTGGCCTGTCGAGCCCGGCCGGTTCGCTGATTGCTGAGCTGATCGGTGCCGGCGTGGTGGTCGACGAGATGACACCCGGCGATCAGGCTCGTGCGTTCCTGTCGTTCGTGGACGCCACCAAGGGCGAAGCACCCAAGATCCGCCACCGCGGCGAACCGGCTCTGCGTCGTGCAGTCAAGAGTGCCAGAACCAAGCCGAGCGCAGATGCCGGCGAGACGTTGACGAGGAGGGGTTCCGTGGGCGATGTGTCTCCATTCAGTGCAGCGTTCATGGCGTTCGGTCGGCTCGGCGTTGAAAGCGAGCCACCTCCACGCACCCCGCTATTCGCAGTCACAAGATGATCGGAGGCCCACATATGCGCGAGTTGCTGTTCGGTCTTTCCCTCGTTGCGTGCTCGATCTGTGTCATCGTTGGCGTTGCCCACTGGTCGCCAGGCTTTGCATGGATCATTGCTGGCCTGCTCGGCGCGCTCGTTTCGTTCCTGGTGCTGCAGGGTGGCGACGGAGTAGGCGCCGAAACCGATGATTCCGAGCCTGTCGAATGAGCGGCCTGTCCAAGATTTTGAAGCACGGCCTCAGCTTCGGTGGCGGTAGTGGCGGTTTCAAACAGCCACCGTTCTGGCCTGGCGATGATCTCGCCGCACGCTTCGGCCGGTCGGCGCCGGTCAATGCTGAGGAGCGCATCGAGTCGTCGTTCGAGGACTACGTCCACAAGGCGTACAAGGCGAACGGGATCGTCTTTGCGTGCGTGACTGCTCGCATGTTGCCGTTCTCTGAAGCGCTGTTCCGCTACCAGGAGATGAACACCGAGGACGGCGCGCCGGGCCCACTGTCGTACGGCCCCGGTCTTGCGCCGCTGGACAAGCCAGGCCGACTGCTCACGCGCATGGAGCAAGACAACTCGCTTGCTGGCAACTCGTACCACACGATGGTGAACGGCAAGCTCCGCCACCTGCGACCCGACTGGGTCACGACCGTCACTGGGGTGCCTGGCGACCCCGACGCGTCACCGTTCGGCCTTGAGGCCGAAATCCTCAGCTACATCTATCACCCGACGACTCGCAACAAGTCGGGACGCCGTCCCGACCCGGTGCTGTTGACGCCCGCCAAGGTGGGCCATTACGCGCCGATCCCCGACCCCGAAGCGCAGTGGCGGGGAATGTCGTGGCTGACGCCGGTCATCAACGAGATCCAGGGCGACCAGGCGATCACGAACCACAAGAAGCAGTTCTTCCGCAACGGCGCCACGTCGAACTTCGTGGTCACGTATGACCCGAACCTTTCACCGGAACACTTCGCCGAGTACGTCGAAATGTTCGACGCCGCTCACGCAGGCAGCGACAGCGCCTACAAGACGATCCATCTCGGCGGTGGCGCTGACGCCAAGATGGCGGGCGTCGACCTCAAAAATCTTGACTTCAAGGCAGTGCAGGGTGCAGGCGAGACGCGCATCGCAGCGGCGGCCGGCGTCGGATCGATCATCGCCAGGCTCTCCGAGGGGCTGCAGGGTTCGGCGCTGAACTCCGGCAACTACAACAGCGCAAAACGGCAGTACGCCGACATGACGCTGCGTCCGCTTTGGCGCAACGCAGCGGAGGCGCTTGAGAAGTTCTCAAGCCCGGCGCCCGGCTTCGGCCTCTGGTACGCGTACAAGCACATCGACTTTTTGCAAGAGGACGCGAAGGACGCTGCCGAAATCTTCAACCTTGAAGCGACGTCGACCAGGACGCTCACCGATAGCGGATTTGATCCCGAGTCGGTGAAGGTCGCCGTCAGCACCCAAAGCGTTATGGCGTTGAAGCACACCGGCCGCCCGTCAGTACAGCTGCAAGAGGGTCCGCAGCCGTTGACCCCGGCACCCACGAACGGAGATACCGCATGATCACGAAGTCATTCAGCGCGTCGAACGTGCAGGTCAAGGACGTAGCCACCGGCGAGTTCGAGGCCGTGTTCGCAACGCTCGGCGTCATTGACAAAGACGGCGACGTGATCACGAAGGGCGCGATCGAGGACGGCGCCAAGGTGGTCATCTCTGCGTACGGACACAGCGTGTGGAAGGGCTCGGCCCCGGTCGGTACCGGCACGATCCACGAGGTCGGCAACGAGGCGGTGTGCCGCGGTCAGTACTTCATGGACACCACGAAGGGTCGAGACGATTTCAACACCGTTGCCGGACTTGCCAAGAGCGGCCAGGGCGAGTGGTCTTTTGGTCTACTGGGGGTCAAGTCAGAGCCGGGCGAAGTGGGCGGAGTGAAGGCAAACATGATCAAGGCTGTCCACGTTCCCGAGGTGTCGCCAGTGTTCATCGGTGCAGGTGTCGACACCCGCACGACGATGACGAAGGCCGCATCGGTCAAGCATCTGCAGTCCTCGGTTCGGCGCCTGCTGTCTTCCGCTGGCCGCACCCGCTGGGAGTTCATGGACAATTACGTCTTCCTTGAGGACTACGACCTTGACCAAGGCTTCGCAGTCTTCGGCATTTACCACCGAGACGGCGATCGTCTGGTGCAGGTCGATTTCACATACACCGACACGTCGGTCGAGTTGGGCGCCGAGGAAACAGACGTGCATATGACGCACGTGTTTCTCCCGAAGTCCTACGTTGACACCAAGTTCTCCGAGCACGCCGACGCGGTCCTGACCGCTGCCGACGTGCTCGCCGACAGGGCACAGGAAGTCGTGACTCTCCGTGCTGCCAAGGGTAAGACGATCGGCTCCGAGTCGTCCGATGCGCTGACGAAAGTCTGCGCTGTTCTGGACCGCTTCAAGGCTTTGATCAACGCACCCGAACCCCAACCCGTTCCCGATGAGGACGACGCAGCCAACGAGGCAGCCGCCAACGAGTACGCGCGTTCCATCGCAATCTCCCAAGGAGTCACATCATGACCATTTTCGATTTCCCAGAACTGCGAGAGGTCGACGGCAAGCTCGACGACCGCCGCAAGCAGCTCGCCGACATCTTCGCCGAGGCGCAGCCCGGCGGTGAAGGAACCATCGACCTGACGCGAGTCAAGTGCATCGACGGTACCAGCGCCGAGAAGGCTGCTCAGATCAAGACGCTGAACGATGAAATGAGCGATCTCGGCCTGCAGCGCGACAACCTGAACGCCGTCCAAGGCGCCAGCAAGGCCGTCGAGGATCACCGTTCCATGAACGTCGAGTCAGGCGCAGGCGATGCACCAGCGTCGCGCAAGTCGTTCGGTGAGGCTCTGGCCGCATCGTCGGCGGTGTCGACCAAGGGCTCGAAGGCGTCGCTCGACTTCACGCTCAAAACGCTGATGCAGACATCGGCAGGCTGGGCACCCGAGTCGACCCGCTCCGGGCTTGTCGTGCTCGACGCTCAGCGGCCCATTCAGGTCACCGATCTGCTTCCGTCCGTCCCGACGTCGCAGGCAGCGTACAAGTACATGGAGGAGACCACCTTCACGAACAACGCAGCCGAACGTGCCGAGGGTGCTGCCTACGCAGAGGCATCGCTTAAGCTGACCGAGCGGACCGCCATCATCGAATCGATCGGCGTGTTTCTGCCGGTCACTGATGAGCAGCTCGAAGACGAAGAGGGTGCTGCGGCCTACGTGAACCAGCGGCTTCCTTTCATGGTGCGCCAGCGCATGGACGGGCAGATTGTGGTCGGTGACGGTTCGACTCCGAATATCTTCGGCGTGAACAACGTGTCCGGAATCCAGACTCAGGCCAAGGGCGCTGACCCCGTCCCGGATGCCGTCTACAAGGGCATGACGAAGGTCAAGGTCGCTGGCCGGGCAATGCCCAACGCTGCGATCTTTCACCCGACCGACTGGCAGGGTGTGCGTCTCCTGCGTACGACTGACGGCGTCTACATTTGGGGCTCTCCTTCCGAGGCTGTTCCCGCTCGCATCTGGGGCCTCGCGGTCGCAGAGTCGGACGCTCAGACGGAGAACACGGCCGTCGTTGGCGACTTCGCGAACTTCTCGCTGCTCGTTGAGCGGCGCGGCATGGAAGTGAAGATCAGCGACAGCCACGACGACTACTTCGTCAAGGGCAAGCAGGCCATTCGGGCCGGCGTCCGTGTCGCCACGGTCTGGACCCGCCCAGCGGCGTTCTGCACCGTCACCGGCATCTGAGCTACTGAGTAGAGCGGGCGCGTTCCACGCGGGGGCGCGCCCGCTCGATGTTCAATCCCAACCATCACCCCAATAGGAGAGCCGACATGGCCATCATCGAGAACCCCGCCAGCACTGATGGTGCCGGCGTCCGTATTCAGTCCTACTCGCTCGGCAGCCCTGCAGCGCCGTCGACCACTGCCGTACATGCTGCTGTCACGGACAACGGCGCCGAGCAGACCGTCACTACAGCCATTACGTCACCCGACGTGCCACGCGCGGTCACGGCGACCGCTGGCGGCACTGGGGCTGACATCAAGGCCATTCAGGTCACGGTCAACGGAACCGACGCATCCGGCGCTGTGATCTCCGAAGATCTCCCGGCGTTCACGGTGAACACTGGCGGCAGTGTCACGGGGTCCAAGGCTTTCGCAACTGTGACCAACTACGTGATCCCACCGCACGACGGCACCGGCGCCACCACGGCACTCGGCACATCCGACAAGATCGGCCTCGGCGTTTCCATCGGTCGCAATACCGTGATTGCTGCGTATTTCGGTGGCGTCAAAGAGTCGACGGCACCGACCGTCGCGGTGTCGTCTTCGGCGCTCCCGTCCAACACAGTCGACCTCGACAGCGCCAGCGATGGCTCGGAGATCATCGTCGATCTCTACAACTCATGATCAGCGCCGAGCGTCTGTGGCTGAACGCTGACAAGTCAGCCGTGGTTGCTGATGGCGATCCCGATGCGCGCTTCCTGCTGGTCGGCGTTGGAGGCAATGTTCCGGCCGAGTTCGCCGACCTCGTCAGCGCAGTTGCCGAAGCGCTTGAGCCTGAGCCTGAGCCCGAAGCGCACGTTGCGAAGCCAGCTCCCAGCGAGCGGCCCGCAGCAAAGCCGAAGACCTCGAATCGCAAGTAACGAAAGGGGCACCGGATGGCGTATTGCACCCGAGCCGAAGTTGTTGAACGTCTGAGGCTCAGCGCACCGGCAGCAGGCTCACAGCTTGAGACGAGCATCGATGATGCGATCGTGGCCGCAACAGCGCAGATCGACAACGCCACCGGCCGCACGTTCACGCAGGTGGACGAAGTCGCGAAGGTGTTCGGGCCCCGCTCCTACGAAACCCTGAGGGTGCCCGACCTGATCTCCGTCACGACTCTCAAGTTCGATGACGACGATGACGGCATGTTCGAGCTGACGATCCCGGCCACGGACTACGAACTCGATCAGGTGGTGCAGCGCGACGGCTTCCCGTTCGACACGCTGCTGCTGTTGAGCCGGTACTTCCCGACCGGGCGACGCAAGCGCACCGTGCAGATCACCGGCTCATGGGGTTTCGCTGCCATTCCGGCACCGATCAACCAGGCGTGCTCGCTGCTCGCCTCTCAGCTCGCTCAGCGTCCCGGTGCAGCGTTGTTCGGTGTCCAGTCGATGGGCGAGATGGGCGGCACACACATCGGCGCAGTACGACCCGACCCCAAACTCATCGGGCCGTACACCCGGGCGAGCGTCGCATGATCCCCGCTATCCGCATCGCTGCGGCCGTTGAGGCCGCGTGCGACGTTGACACCGTGACCGCATACCGGCCTGCGCAACTGGCAGCCCGTTCGGCGTTCGTGACGCCGGCCGAGACGTGGAAAGAGATCGGGGACGCAACGTTCGGGCATCTCGAAATGGGGCTCGACGTGTTCCTCGTCAGCGCACTTTCCGATCAGGAGCAGGCGCTCGACTGGCTCGACGTTCAGTCGTCGATCCTGTTGCGTCTCGCACCGATCGACGTTGACACCGACGAGGTCATAGCGACTTCCGTTGACGCGCCGTTCGTGTTCTCGAACATCGATGGCGTCCAGTTCCTTTCCTGCAAAATCACCTACACCCGAGCGAGGTTCGACCGATGAAGTCCACCGAAATTTATGAAGCGCAATCCGACGTCCGATGGGGCGTCGAGGTGTTCGCGAAGGGCGACGAGGTGACCGGCGACGCGCTGATCGCGCTCCTCGCGTACGGCACCCGTTTCGTTGCTCTCAAGACCCCAACCCCAAAGGCCTCTGGCCCGACACCGAAGGAGGCCTGACATGGCCGGATTCCGAATCATCACCCCGAAAATCTCGATCGACGGTACCGACGTCAAGGGCATGTCCCGAACCGTCAGTGTCGAGCCGGGCGACCGTCTCAACTTCGTCGAGAACGAATGGACCTGCTCGCTCGAAATCGAGCTGGCATACGGTACTGGGCTCAGCCACACCGTGATTTCGGCGCTGCGTGACACCGTCGTGGAGATCATCCTCGCGCCGACTGATGCCACGGTCGCCGCTGAGAACCCTCACTGCACGTTCAACTCACGCATCCCGCCGATCCCGTTCATGATGGGCGCCGAGTACGGTTCGCGTCAGACGTTCACGCTGGAGCTGGTCAGCGAAGGCGAACCGGTCTTCACGACGTCGTGACCAAGGTCAACCTGGAGGCCGACCTCGCCGAACTGCGTCGCGCTTTGCGTGGCGTCGAGGGCGGCCTGCAAGACCTCAAGGCGACGCACAAGAAGGCGGCCGAGGTGGTCGTTGTCGATGCTGTGCCGCGCGCCCGCCGCAAGACCGGGGCTATGGCCAAATCGATCCGTGCCGCTGGCCAGGCAAAGCGGGGTGTGGTTCGCGTCGGCTTCGCTCGACTGCCGTATGTGCCCGTCCAATACTACGGATGGCCGAAGCGCAACATCACACCGAACCCGTTCCTCGAAGATGCGGCCAGCGCTCGGCTCAACGACATCTACGAGGTTTACGAGGATGGGATCGACAAGGTCACGAAGAAGCACGGCCTCACCTGAGGCCGTCACAACAACAGGGAGAACACCACATGAAAATCAAGTACGGCCAAGCGCTCATCGACGGCAAAGTCATCGAGCACATCATCACACCATCGGTCACGAAGCGACTCGAGAAAGACCTCAAGTTGAAGATTGGGCCGGACGACACTGGCGACACCGAATCATCGATGATGATCTGGATGGCGTTTCAGGCTGCCGGCGTTCACGCACCCTCCTTTGAAGCGTGGATCGAAACGGTCACCGCAACCGATATCCGAGTTGAGGAAGTCCCTTTGGGCACAGAGAACTCAGAGACTCCTCCCTCTGGTGCGCCGTTGCAGTCGCCATCGAATCCGGTCACGGACTGAGCCTCGCCGACCTTGAGGACCCGTGGGTGCTTGAAGTCGCTATCGAGTACCTGAACGATCGGGCCGAGCGCAGCAAGAAGAAGTGACGAAGGGGGCGAGTATGGCAAAGAACGTGACCGTCAACATTCTTGGCGACAACAAGGATCTGCTGAGGAAGCTCGGCCAGTCCGACAGCAAGCTCGGCGCGTTCGCTACAAACGTTGGCAAGGTGGCTATCGCTGCCGGTACCGCAATCGCTGCCGCTGGCGCTGCTGGCGCGGTCAAGTCGATTGCTGCGTTTGCCGAGTTTGAAGGCTCGATGAACGAGGTGTTCACGTTGCTGCCCGGCATCTCCGAGTCGGCGATGTCGGAGATGTCGGGACAGGTCAAGAACTTCTCCAAGGAGTTCGGCGTCCTGCCCGACGAGGTTGTTCCGGCGCTGTATCAGGCTTTGTCGGCTGGCGTCCCGAAGGACAACGTGTTCGAGTTCATGGAGACGGCGCAGATGGCAGCCAAGGGCGGCGTCACTGATCTGTCGACGGCGGTCGACGGTATCTCGTCGGTCGTGAACGCTTACGGCGATGATGTTGTGAATGGCGCCAAGGCGTCGGACCTGATGTTCACGGCGGTCCGTTTGGGTAAGACGACGTTCGAGGAACTGTCTTCGTCGCTGTCCAATGTGACGCCAATCGCTTCGGGGCTCGGTGTCAAGTTTGAGGACGTGTCTGCTGGCCTCGCTGCGATGACTGCGAAGGGCACGCCGACCGCTCAGGCCACGACGCAGCTTCGTTCGCTGTTCGTTGATCTGTCGAAGGCTGGCGGCAAGACCGCCGAGGTGTTCGAGAAGACGGCCGGTCAGTCGTTCCAAGAGTTCATCGCCGCTGGCGGCGACACGGCCGGCGCTCTTGACATCATGAAGACCGCCGCCGAGGACTCCGGCGTCCAGATTCAAGACCTGTTCGGGTCGGTCGAGGCCGGCTCCGCCGCGCTGTCGCTGTCGTCGGACGACACGTTCGCCAACAACATCGACGAGATGGGCAACTCGGCCGGCGCCACGGAGAAGGCGTTCGACCAGATGATGACCGGGCTGGGCCCGATCTTCGACAGGTTCAAAGCGAACCTTCAGGTCTTCATGATCACGGTCGGCGAGAAGCTGGCACCGCTGGTCGAGAGAGCGATGGAGCGCGCCGAAGATGCGTTCGCTGTGGTCAGCCAGTTCGTTCGGGACAACTGGCCGCAGGTGCGTGAAACGATCGCCGACGTCATGGACTACGTGAGAGACACTGTCGTCCCGATTGCTGAGACTGCGTTCGATGCGGTCGTGGGCGCGGCGCGTACGGTGGTCGACTTCTTCACCGACAACTGGGACACGATCAGGGACTCGATCGAGGGCGCGTTCCAGTGGATGCTGGACAATAAAGCGGTCGTGGCTGGTGCGTTCGTCGCTGTTGGCGTCGCTATCGCTACGTTGCTTGTTCCTCCGATGATCGCTGCTGCTGCTGCTTCGATCGCTGCTGCTGCCCCGTTGTATCTGCTGGTCGCTGCTGCTGCGGCGGTCGGTGCCGGGCTCGTCTACGCCTATCAGAACTTCGAGGGGTTCCGCACGGTTGTGGATGCGGTCGCCGCGTTCATGGTCGATGTGGTGTGGCCGAAGATCCAGGGGTTCGCCAAGTTCATTGCTGACGCATTCATGGCGCTCGTCGGGTTCGTCCAAACCCATTGGGGCACCATCAGCACGGTGATCAGCACGGTGATCGAGACGGTGAAGACCGTGATCGAAACGACCGTTGGGGTCATCATGACGTTATGGGACACGTTCGGTCAGACGATGATCGACTACGTCACGACGGCCTGGGGCACCATCAGCACGGTGATCAGCACGGTGATCGAGACGGTGAAGACCGTGATCGAAACGACCGTTGGGGTCATCATGACATTATGGGACACGTTCGGTCAGACGATGATCGACTACGTCACGACGGCCTGGGATGCTATCAAGCTGGTCATCGGCGGCGCTATCAACGTGGTGAAAGGCGTCATCGAAACGGTGACTTCGCTCATCAAGGGCGACTGGGATGGCGTGTGGGCCGGCATCAAGTTGACCGTTTCGGGCGTATGGGATGGCATCAAGGGGCTCGTCGATCTTGCGGTGAACTCGGTGAAGACGACGATCACCACAGTCACCGACGCGATCAAGCTGGCATGGGAAACCGTGTGGGGCAGTGTCGAGACGTTCGTGTTCGATACGTGGGAGAGCATCAAGACGTTCGTGTCTGACGGCATCGACGATGTGATCGGGTTCATCACTGGTATGCCGACGTCGATTGCGTCCGGTGTTTCCGGCGCTTTCGATTCGATCTACGACGGGTTCAAGAGCGTGATCAACAAAGTCATCGACGCCTGGAACGGCCTGTCGCTTGGCCCGTTCACGATCCCCGGTTTTGACTCTGGCATCCCCGGTGTGCCGAGCTTCGGTGGGATGACGCTCGGGCCGTACGGTCCGCCGAACATCCCGAGGTTGCACACCGGTGGCTTCGTCGGCAACCCGAGCGGGCCTCGTCGCGATGTGCCGATCATGGCGCAGCAGGGCGAGTTCGTGCTGTCGTCGAACGACGTGACGAAGCTGATGTCGGGCGGTGGCGGCGGCGGTCGTACTCCGGTCCATATTCATCTGATGGATGGCGTGACGGTTCGTGGCATGTTCGATGAGCGCGACGCCGAGCTGTTGGCCGGTTTGGAAGCGGGGCTGCGATGACCACAACGGTGCTGAGGCCGAACTCGACGGTTGTTTTGGGCGGGTTGCTCGTTGGCAACGCCAGTCGGCATGGGGCAACATCCGACGACTCGGACGCGTCCTACGTCAGCCTCACGTCAAGCCAACGTTTCAGGCTCGGGCTGACCACGAAGTCGCTGGCTGCTGGCGAGATCACCAAGTCGGCATCAGTTGGCGTTCGGCTGAGTCAATCTGGCTCGGTGATTGCGAAGCTGATCCGGCCATCGCCGTTCAGTGTCCTCATCTCGGAGACCTTCGCAAGTGCGGCCAGCGCTGCAACGTTGACAACCCAACCGCTGTCCATCGGCTACTCGCAGGGCGACATTGACGCTCTGCAGGTCGAAGTCGAATGGTTGACTTCGGCCACGCGGACTTTGGAACTGTACGTCAATCTGGTCACGGTTGCTAAGCCGGTCACGGCGGTCGACGCCGTCACCCCTGACCCATACACGGCTTCGACGTCGGTCCCGATCGCGTGGACGAACACGCTCGACGCTGACGGGGGAGCACAGACCCACTACCAGTGGAAGGTGTTCACGGACGCGCAGTATGGTGCCGGCGGTTTCGATCCGGCCACGTCGACTCCGACTGCAACTTCAGGTGAGGTTGTTTCGGCGTCAACGTCGGCAACCCTTGCGCCTGTCGTCAGCGGCGACACCTACCGCGCCTACGTTCGTGTGGCGCAAACGGTC